CTACCACGCACGGGTATCGTTTGGTTTTACAATGGGACCAGATACCAGAGGCCCCGAGCTAGTGCTCAATGGAAGCACTCGTCAGCGAACTTCGCTTTACTGACGAAGCTCTCTGCGATTTCTTCCCAAGAGCGGAAAGTGTGAGGCTCGACATAAACCCCCAAATTACACTCATGCACCAAAGATCTTAACATAGTGGTCTTTGCATGAAAAATTTCCTTACCAAAATCGAAGTACTTATACAGAGCATCTCCGATTAAAACAACCGCCTGATACTTAGGATCATTAGTGCGGTTCTGGACTCCAATCATCAACGACTTAATAATGGAGTCCTCAGGTAAGGGAGCAGTGTAATATCCCAAATCCTCATCCCAGCGCCATGAGCGCTTGAGAAAAGTGCAATCATCAATATGGATGTATGGGATGGAGGGCTGGTTTTTGTCGGCCATAGTATACGTTATACCTATAGATGCCAGGACGTTCATTATAGAAGTGTGGTTAAACCAGTTACAATCTTTGGAAACTCCCATGATGTTATCATCACCATAGGTCATCAAGCTTACACTCTTCTTAAAATCCTTAGCAGACCCATCAGGAGATAGGCAAGCATAACAATACCGCATGTAAAGGCAATTAGCTAAGCTGTTAATTATAACAGTTAGCGGGTGTCCAGAGGGTAACGTACCAAAAAACATGACGAGATCGCCGAAGAAATTATAGAGAGGAAACGCAGCATCCTCTCCCATCCTTTCCAAGACAGCTATTTGTTCAGGGGAAAATTTTCCCTTTTTACAAACAGCAACAATTATATCCCAAGCTGCTAAAATCATTAGGGCAAACATCGTTTTGTCATAGAAAGCGTAGTCTCCAGCAATCATTCTGTCCTCACCAAACTTAGTCAATAGCTTATACAAGATAGTCCATTGTGGCGAGGAAGCGTCAATTCCAGGTGCGGATTCAAATAATACATGTTTCTTATAAAAAAGACGTGTGAAAGCGAGAGTGTACATTCGTATAAGGATGGAACTATCAACAGGAGACCCAGCAAAAATGCGAGTTTTCTTAGCATCCACCTTTTCTTGCTTCACAGCTTCATCTTTAAAGCATGCATCACTTACTGGCATGGCTCGCCTTCCAGCGAGAAGCTGCTCATGCATATTATCTACTCTCTGCATAATTTCTTCATCAAATTCTATAGGATCTTGAAGATCTCCAGCAGGAGGGATAGGTTTCCAGAAGTGCTTCTTTGAGCGTTTCCAAGGAAAACCAGCAGATGTGGTGCGCTTTAGTTTATCAACATAAGCAACACCAGCAGCACCATTTACAGCAGTGAATACATCAAACACGTACAAAGAATCCAAATCCTCAGAAGTCAAACCACATAGGATATCGTTAATAAAGTCTTGTTTGACTCTTTCGAGGACCCTTGGATTAATCTTGGACGCAGGTTTTAACATCTCTTTAAGCTGGACGTGTTTAGGTTCCCAACCATTCAGCACTGGCTTTCCCCATTTCATTTTGTACCCCCTAGCTTTCATTGAAGGAGCTAAAAGGGTAGGTCGAACCCGAGATTTCATCTCCGATTGTGGGCAATCGACAGATCCAAATACAGTAGCAGTTCCTTCAGGAATATATCTAAAAGGACTCTTCTTATGTAATGGACCTAGAGAAACAGGCGCAGAGGGGGCGCTCAACATAACAGATCCGTCTTGCACAACATATGGCTGGCACTTTTCTATTAATAATCGAGCAAACTCACTATTTATAGGTAGCGCAGCACAACAAGTAGTCCCTGTAATGCCAGCACCATGGATTCCTAAAAGGATTGGTCCCATGGGTGAATGAGAAACCAATAGCGAACCGCACTCACCTGCAACAGTTGGACGCTCAGCAACACCAGTCCAGTCATTAAAAATGATGGGTTTACCATGCTCATCTTCATACACGTTCCCAAGCTTGTCCTGGTGGTATTGAGGCAATTTTCGAATATTTTCAACCTTAATTTCAAAAGGTTTCCCACTTCGATCCTTACCAATATAACTACCACTATGGACTCCCTTGAGATCAGGCCCCCCAAAGTATTTCCAAATATTTTTGCGTGGGGGCAACCCTCGAAGAGTTAGAACAGCTAAATCATTCTTAGGAAAACGCATGATTTGATCTTGCGTAATCCTTAAAGTGACACTGTCACAAATCCCATCTTGAGCTAAGTTCCGAACATGGAGATCAAACTCAGGCTTATCACAAATGGCGTGATTGTTTGTAATGTAAACTTTCCCACCTAAACATACCGCACGAACAGGAAATTTGTCCGTTTTATCATCACCATCTACATAAGTAGTGTGGAGGGCTACGCAATTCTTAAGTAAAACGCGCTTC